AGGAAAGTGGAAAGCTACTTCCAGGATGAAGAAAACAGACGGCGGTTTGAGGAATGGTACAGGAAGAAGTACGGCAAAGAGTACGAATGGAGGTAGGTGTTATGAGATGAAGCAATCAACGGTGAACCGCACAGTAGGTAACCGCTTTGAAGATGAACTGTGCGGACTTCTGGCAGAGCATGGTTGGTGGGCGCATAACATGGCGCAAAACCAGACGGGGCAACCCGCAGACGTGATTGCCGTGAGGAACAACATTGCGGTGCTGATTGACTGCAAGGTGTGTGCTGATAACCGCTTTGCCCTCTCAAGAATTGAGTGCAACCAGGAAGGGGCTATGACCCTCTGGGAAGCAAGGGGCAACGCATATTGCTACTTTGCAATGAAGTTAAACGATGACCGCATTTACATGGTTCCCTTTGATGACCTGTTACTGCGTCAGCTACACGGTCAGCGGACTATCGCGGAGAGTGAGTTTCCACGGTATGACACCCTTGATGAATGGTTAAGTAGCATGGAGGGTACGGCATGATTACGGAAATAGGAAGCTATCTCAAAATCACAGACCCGTCCCCGGCTATCATCGCATGGTGTAAGGACAATCTGGAACTCCCCAACCCTGAATACCAGAAGAAGGTGAGGATGCACCTGTGGGTGGGCAACACCCCGAAGCAGCTTACGCTGTATTCCACCAATGGAACTGACCTGATACTTCCGTTTGGGTGCTTGCGGTCAATCCTTCCGCTCCTTGAGGGCGATGTGAAGAAGCTGTTTAAGAAGCCACGGAAGGTTGACTTTGGAGGGAAGGTTCCGCTCTACGAATATCAGGAAGAAGCAGTTGGAGCGATGCTGATTAACCACTACGGTATTCTGCAATCCCCGGCTGGGTCAGGTAAAACACAGATGGGTATAGCCCTTGCTGCTGCCCTGGGTGTGAAAACACTCTGGCTGACCCACACCAAAGACCTGCTGTCCCAGAGTAAGACCAGAGCGGAACAGTACATGGATGGTTCCCTGATGGGGACTATCACCGAAGGACAGGTCAAAATAGGCAAGACAATGACCTTTGCCACAATCCAGACGATGTGCAAGGTTGACTTAGACCAGTACAAGGATGAATGGGACTGCATCATTGTAGACGAGTGTCACCGTGTCAGCGGTACGCCTACAGCAATCACCCAGTTCTCCAAAGTCCTGAACTCCCTACGGGCAAGACACAAGTACGGCTTGTCTGCCACGGTGCATAGGGCTGACGGTCTTATCAAGGCAACCTACGCGATGCTGGGTGAAGTGGTCTGGACAGTCCCGGATGAAGCCGTGAAGTCAAGAGTAATGACGGTCAACGTGGAGCCTAAAGGAACAGGCGTGGGACTCTCCCCGGCGTTCCTGAATAGTGATGGCACTGTGAATTATGCCCGAATGATAACGTATCTGACGGAGCATGAACCCCGCAACCAGCTTATCCTGGCTGACCTTGTGGAGAACCGTGACCATTACAACCTGATTTTGTCGGACAGAGTAGACCATCTACGGTATCTCTACTCCCAGTTACCCCCAGCACTGAAAGCGCAGGCGGCGGTCATTGACGGTAAGATGACCACTAAGACCCTGAAAGCTGAACGCGTCCAGGCGATTGAGGACATGAGGACTGGTGAGAAACGGTATCTGTTCGCAACCTACTCCCTTGCGAAAGAGGGACTGGATATACCCCGGTTGGATAGGTTGTATCTGACCACGCCACAAAAGGATTACGCGGTCATCGTACAGAGCGTAGGACGTGTGGCAAGAACCTTTAAGGGCAAGCAGCAGCCAGTGGTTTATGACTACGTGGATAGCATTAAGCTACTGATAAAGTCCTACAAGAAACGCTGCACCAGTTACCGTAAATGCGGTTGCAATATTATTGAGTAATATCAAGGAGGATATGAACATGATGGAAGTTAAGAGATGGGGCTATGTGCCTACCAACGGTTACTACTGTGTCGGTGATGTGCTTCCCTTCACCCTGAACGATGGTGAGCAGGTGGAAGCCCTGGCTGTGAAGCAGGAGCAGGACGGCATGGTTTTTGTGCTGGTTGACTGCCTGCATAAGGAGTACCCGATGAACCGTACCAACACCAACAAGGGCGGTTATGAGAAGTCCCTTCTGCGTAAGAAGCTGAACACGGAAATCCTTGACCGCTTCCCGGCTGAAATCCGTGAGAAGATGGTTGCGTTCCCTAATGGTGACCTGCTGCGTCTGCCTACTGAGCGTGAGATTTTCGGTGAGAATATCTTTGGCGCAGAGGAAGATGAAAGCGTTGAGCAGTGGAGTCCCATGAAGGAGCGTAAGAACCGTATTGCTTTCCAGGGCAAGGGTACTGACCGTTGGGAATGGTACTGGTTGCAGAATGAGTATGACGGTTCCGCTGCCATTTTCGCCGGTGTCGGCCGCAGCGGTCTTGCGAACTACTACTACGCGTCTTACGCTTACGGTGTGCGTCCCGCTTTCAAAATCTAAAATCACACCCCTTTATGGGGTGTGGGATGCGAAGGAGGACGTACCCATGCTGAATGTGCTATCGCTTTTCAGCGGCATAGGTGCTTTTGAAAAGGCACTGGAAAATCTGGGTATCTCCTACAATCTGGTAGGCTACTGTGAGATTGATAAGTATGCCGCGAAAGCTTACTCACTTATCCACAAAGTCCCGGAGTCCCTGAACTACGGTGACATTACCAGAGTGGATGAAACTGCAATCCCCGTACCTATTGACCTTATCACCTACGGATTTCCCTGTCAGGATATTTCCATTGCCGGGGCTAAGAAGGGGCTGGTCAACGAGGATGGCAGTAAGACCAGGAGCGGTCTGTTCTTTGATGCGCTGCGTATCATCGAAGCTACGAAGCCGAAGGTTGCCGTTGCAGAGAATGTGAAGAACCTCACCAGCAAGAGTATGAAGCCCGTCTTTGACATTGTTCTGAACAGTCTGGACGAAGCAGGATACAACAACTACTGGCAGGTAATGAACGCTGCTGACTACGGTATTCCGCAGAAGCGGGAGAGGGTCTTGATTGTGTCAATCCGTAAGGACGTTGACGATGGGACGTTCACCTTCCCGGAACCTGTACCGCTGACTACGTGCATGAATGATTTTCTGGATGAAGAAGTACCTGAAAGCTTCTACCTGTCACCTGAAAAGACGCAGAGCGTCATTGCCCACAATGCGGCACACGCAGGGCAAATGTGTGACAGGGGGGGGGATATGCAACACCCTCTTATCCAGAGATTACAAAGACCCTAAAGTAGTGAAGTGCTGTATGGAAATCATGCAGATTGCCGATTTGCACCACTACGGGAATGACCAGATGAACCGGGTATATTCCCCTGACGGTCTGTCCCCAACACTGAAAACCGTGTCTGGGGGGGCGGGAAGTGAAGATATATGACGGTGAGCGATACCGTAACCTGACCCCTACAGAATATTTCAGGCTGATGGGGTTCACGGACGCTGATGTGGAACTTCTCATGGCAAACGGTATTTCCAAGACGCAACTCTACAAAATGGCAGGTAACTCCATTGTGGTAAACGTGCTGGAACACCTGTTCAAGCAGCTTTACCCGCAGGACAGAGTGACAGAACTCAAGAACAAGTCCCTGGCACTGCTGGGTAGCCTGTAAAAATTTTCATCAAAATCTCTCCAATGCTTTCCGCATAAAGTGAGGGAAATAAGCAATGAAGGGAGGAAATCAAGTGTGCAAGATTATTACGTCTTGAACTTCTCTGGCGGCAAGGACAGTACGGCAATGACTCTTAGATGGTTGGAACTCCATAAGGTCAACCCCGTCCTCTACCCGCTGCACGAAGTCATCTTCTGTGATACCACAATGGAGTGGGAACAGTTGCTTAGACATGTAGCGAGAATACAGGAAATCGTAGAGCGTGAAGGTATCCCCTTCCACTGGTTGAAATCCGAAAAGTCTTTCTCCTATCTGGCGTTTGAGCATAAGTTCAAGTCCCGTACTGTTAAACAGATTTACCGGGATGTACCCCTGGTGGGTTACGGATGGGCTGGAAGCCGCAGTAGATGGTGTACCGCTCATTGCAAACAGGAAGTCATAGTAGCGCATGACCGCGAACTGTCCAAACAGTACAACGTCATCCATCTTATAGGGCTTGCTGCTGACGAAACTGAACGCTTAGAGAGGAAGGGCGCACAATCGCCCAAGAAACGCTATCCACTTGCTGAATGGGGCTGGTCAGAAGCGTACTGCCTACAGTATTGCTACGATGCAGGTTATGACTGGGAGGGGCTATATAACTACTTCCAGAGAGTATCTTGCTGGTGCTGTCCTCTGCAATCGCTTGAGGATTTGCGAAAACTGTACCACCACTTCCCTGACAAGTGGCAGGAACTCAAGGAACTGGACGCTAAGACATGGCGCGTGTTCAAAGGGTACTACACCGTAGAAGATTTGGAACAACGCTTCATATTGGAAGATAGGTACTTGAGTGAAGGAAAGTCTATCAAGAGCAGGGTTTTCCATGCTGAACTGAAAGCTATTGTCCCCCCCCGAATACCCTTGAGGTTGGAGTAATGAAGCGAAGCTTTTACGAGAAGTACAAGGATGGGAGGTAAAGGATGATAGAAAACACATTCATATTCGACTGTGAGGTTTTCGCCCATGACTGGCTGTTCGTGTTCAAGGAGTTATCCACCGGGCAGTACACAGTTATCCACAATGACAATGACGCTGTGCTGGCGTTCATGGAACAAGACCCCTTCCTGGGCGGGTTCAACAATAAGCACTATGACAACCACATTCTCAAGGCAGTCATGGTTGGGTTGACCCCGGAACAGGTCAAGGAAGTCAATGACCTTATCATTGTGGAGGAAATAGACGGCTGGGATATTCCCCTGCTGCGTGACTACAGAGTATTCTTCCATAGCTTTGACCTGATGGATGACTGTCAGGACGGCACTTCCTTGAAGGGAATTGAAGCCCACCTGGGTATCCCCATTGAAGAAACGGAAGTAGACTTCAACATCACTCGCCGCCTAACCCAAGAGGAACTGGCACAGACCATTGCCTACTGTAAGTATGACGTGGACGCTACTGAAATCCTCTACAAAATCAGGGTGAATTACCTCAAGAACAAGGCTACTCTGGGCAGAGTCAGAGGGTTGGATGAACGCAAGGCTATGTACATGACCAACGCGAAGCTGACCTCTGTGTACCTGCAAGCCCAGAAGCCCAGTACCCCGTGGGCAGATGAACGGAACTATCAGTACCCGGACAAGCTGCTGCGTGAGTACATCCCGCAGGAGGTCTTTGACTTCTTTGACCGCCTGCATGACCCCGCTGTGAAGGACATTGACCTTTTCGGAGGTTATGACGAACACGGCAAAAAGATTAAAGGCGCAAGCCTTGAAATCATGGTTGGTGAGTGTCCCTGCACCATCGCCTACGGCGGTATCCACGGTGCAATTCCCACCTATACCGAAGAAGCCACGGAAACGCGCTCCATTCGTAATAAAGACGTGGCAAGCTACTACCCGCACCTGATGACCATACCGTTGTCAAAGGGTCAGAAGTACGGATTTTGTAGCCGTAACATTCCTTCTCCTGAGGTCTTTGTACAGACCCTTGAGGACAGAGTTAAGGCTAAGAAGTCTGGTGACAAGGACACGGCAAACGCGCTCAAGCTGGTACTGAATACCACCTACGGTACGATGCTGAACGGCAAGAACGGCGTTGCCTACAATGACCTCTATGACCCGCTGATGGGGCGGTCAGTGTGCATCACTGGACAGTTGCTTCTGCTGGAACTGTCCGTACACCTTATCCGTGAGTGTCCTACTCTGAAAATTATCCAGCTTAACACAGACGGTATCATGGTGAGTTTCGACAACTCCGATGAAGCCAAGTGGCAGGAGATTACCCAGGAGTGGCAGGACAGGACAGGGTTTGAACTGGAAGAAGATTTCATCCAGAAGATTGTCCAGAAGGACGTAAACAACTACGTGGAAATCCCGGTAGGTGGCGGCAAGCCGAAGGTCAAGGGCGGTCAGCTTGTAAGAGGTATCCTGACCAACGCCAACATGGACTTTACGGAAATGGGACTCCCGGCATGGGATAACATGAACGGCGGCGCGTTCAACATCAACAACAATGCCGTGGTGATTGCAAGGGCTATCCAGCAGTTCTTTGTGGATGGCACACCCCCGGAAGATACCATTGCTGCCAGTGACAACATTCTGGACTTCCAGTTGATTTCCAAAGTAGGCGGTAAATACTCCACCTGCTTCCAGATGGTAGGGGATGAAAAAATCCCTGTCCAGAAGGTCAACCGGGTCTACGCTACGGATGACCTGAACTGTGGCACTCTCTACAAGACCCATGCGGTGACGGGCGCGGACTCCAAAGTTCCCAGTCTGCCTAAACACTGCATCGTGGATAACAACAACCACTTGTCTATTGAAGTGGTTGACCGCAAGTGGTATTTGAAGCAGGCACAGAAGTACATCAATGACTTCCTGGGCGTAAAGCCCCCGCGCAAGAATACCCGCAAAATCAACACCATCAAGAAAAAGACGATGGCACTATTAGAAAATCTCTAAAGGAGGATTATAGCAATGGCTAATATCTATGAAAGCATGAATGTGCGTCAGAAGCTTGCAAAGGCGCGTCTGTATTTCCTGAACCAGAAGGTGCAGAAGTCTGGTAAGAACATGCACCTTGAGTTCAAGTATTTTGAGTTGGAGGACATTGTTCCCCCGGCACTCCGTATCTTTGCCCGTGTGGGTCTGACTACCAGTATCCAGTTCACTAATGAGATGGCGATGATGAATGTCTACAACGTGGACAATCTGGAAGAAGCCCCTCTGGTCTTTGTGGTTCCCTACCGTGAGGTCAAGCCCATTATCAGCAACCAGGGCAAGGAAGTTACCAACCCCATGCAGGCGTTGGGTTCCTCTATCACCTACCTGCGCCGCTATCTGTGGATGGCTGTGTTGGATATTACGGAGCCTGATGATGTAGACGCTACTCTGGGTTCCGATGACAACACCGATGAACCTAACGAGTTCGCAGAGGAAGCCGCTGCCGCTGCTCCTGCCACTAAGAAGGGCAAGAAGGAGAAGAAAGCCCCGGCTACTACCGCAGAGCGTGAGGAAGCCAAGAAGGAACTGACTGGTGCTGACGGTGCTGCTTCTGAGGAACAGATTGCCGAACTCAAGACCCTGTGCCGTGACCTGATGGACAAGGACGAGGAACAGGAGGAATTTGTACAGCAGATTGCCCTAAAAACCGATGGCTTTACCAACATCGCTGCGTCTGCCTGTGCTGAACTCTGCAAGAACATTGCGGAAATCATCTCCCAGTATGGAGCGTAACCCATGCCTGACATGGTAAACCACCCGGCACACTACGAAACGGGTAAGTTTGAGTGCATTGATGTGATGGTAGAAACGCAGGGCGTGGAGTCCACCATTGACTTCTGCATTTGCAATGCACTCAAGTATCTCTACCGTCACAAGAGAAAGAACGGTCTTGAGGATATTAAGAAAGCACGTTGGTATCTGGACAAGGCTGTGGAATTGGAGGAAGCGAAGCATGAGAAAGCTTAAACGCAGTATCGCACGTGCCAACATGCAACGTGCTGGTTATCAGCATATCAACCGCAAGGGTGCTGACAAGCAGAGTTTCTTTTCCCTGAACTGGCGTAAGTTCGTCTACTAAGATAAGGAGGACAATTCTATGAAGTGGAATGAGAATAACACCATTTCTATCACACCCCCGGCGAAGCCTAAGAAGTGTACGGGTACACGTTTCGCCGCTATTATGGGTCTGAACGCGTGGACTACCCCGTTCAATGCCTGGTGTGCTATCACCCGTACCTATGAGGAACCTTTTGAGGATACCATCTACACCCTGGCTGGTAAGGCAATCGAACCGAAGCAGGCTGACTACATGAAGGAGAAGTATTTCTGGAAGAATCTGACCACTCCTACCGATGTGTACGGAGCGGACTACTTCAAGAAAACCTGGGGCGATTTCTTCAAGGATGAACCCATTTTCGGCGGCATGTGGGACTACCTGTTCACCGATAAGAACGGCAAGCCTACCACGGT